GTGCTGGCGTCGCCGCAGGGCTCTTGCAGCCACAGCCAAGCGCCGAACGTGCGCTCGACGTGGCCAACCGCTACTACCGCACTGGCCGCACGCGCCTCGATGTGCTCGACCCCTTCACGTCCGACACCGGTAACAGGGTGGCCGGCGAGACGGCATTGGAGCGCTACAAATCCTTCGCAGACCCGAACAGTGGCGACCTCACGTTGCTCGCGGCTGCGAAGGCATCACTCAAGCCCGGCACCGTGGGCCAAATCGCTGGCAACGTCATTGACAACTTGGGCACCGCGAAAGCTGGCAAGCAGGATGAAACGGGCTCGAAGTGGAGCAGCGAATCGTTCTTGACCAACTGGAACAAGTTGAGCGACGAAGGCAAGAACCAATTGTTCTCCGGCTTTCCGAACTCCGATCAAGTGCGTGCCGAAGTCGACCGCCTTGCCAAAGGCACATCGATGGCACGCGATGCCGGCAGTCTGCTTGCCAACCCTTCGGGCACGGCCGGCGCATCAGCGGCGCGTGCGGCCTTTGGGGGCGTCTTTGGGGGCTTGGGGGGCGTGGGCACTGGCTTGCTCACAGGTGGCCCCGTGGGGGCCGTCGTAGGCGGTTTGTTGGGCACGGCTTCACCGATGGTGGGCTCCTACGCCGCATCCAAATTGCTCACCAACCCCGGCATCGTCAAAGCCGTGGCCGGGCGCACGGAGGTCGATCCGAAAACGCTCACGCGCAGCTTGCGCGCATTGCAGGGCACGGGACTGATGAACCAGCCGCGCCGCATCGAAGTCAGTGGCACCAGCGCCGATGCCCCATAGGAGATGCCATGGCCATCATCACCGACATCAAGAACCTGTCGCAAACCGCCGCACTCAATGGCCCCGATGGCACGGTCGATCCACCCAATACGCTGGACGATCAGGATCGCTATTTGGGCTCGTTCATCGCCATGCTGCGCGACGGTGTGGGCTTTACAGCCGGCGCATTGGTGGCGAGCCTGGGCTATACCCCCGTGCGCCAAGGCACCGGCCCCAACCAACAAGGCAATCCGGTATCGATTGGCTGGAATGCCACGCTTGGCAAAATTCTCATTTCGGTGGACGCCAACGGCTTCAACAACACATGGCCGATTGATGCCGACAATGCAAAATACATCTACAACAGCGCCAACCCCGCAGCGGAAAAGCTCTCATTCGCCTGGACCGACCCCGGCGATGTTCCTGTCTATTTGTGGGGCGGCAATTCAGCATCAGCTCAACAACGCTTGGTGCCACCGAGCCGCTTGAGCGTGAACTATGCGGCCAGCGCCGGCACCGCTGGCGCCTGTTCCGGTACCGCCGTCTATGCCAACAATTCAGGACAAATCAGCGGCATCGGTCCGTGGCGCTACACCAACCTGAATTTCAATCCGGCTTATATCTGGGCCACCAACGGCGTCGCCAGCGACAATTTTCTGGTGACACCGGCCAACCTGAGTGTCAGTTACGCCAACAGCGCCGGCAGCACCAACACCTGCAACACGGCCAGCAATGCCAACGCATTGGGTGGGCAGCCACCCAGCTACTGGATCAACAACGCCGGCAGCGCTGCAACGAATTTGCGCAACAGCGGGACCACCTTTCTCGTGACAGGCATCAGTGGCTACGGCGACGTGTCATGGAACGTCACCGGGTCCGATCTTCGCCTCAAGAAAGACATCGAGCCAACGCAAGAGGACTCGCTTGGCAAAATCGCGCGCATCCGTTTCGTGCGCTATCGCTTTCGCGATGACGTGACCAGCATCCCGATTGATGATGGGCATTTGCACCCCATCGGCTTGATCGCGCAGGAAGCCGAGCAAATCGATCCCGACTGGATCAGCAATGAAGGCAGCTACAAACAGCCTCACCAATATGCGTTATTGATGGACGCAATGCATGCCGTCCAGCAATTGGCCGATCAGGTGCGGGTGTTGACGGCCAAGGTTCAATCGATGGCGGCGCCGTGAAGCGTGGCTGGTGGCTTGGCTTGATCGTGCTGGCCTTGTCGGGTTGTGGCACCAATTCACTCAAGCGCGATATCGACGTACAAGGTTCTTTGCCGCGTGCAATTGGCCTGGGCGCTTTTGCCTCAACGTGCATCATCATTTGCATCGTCACGGCGAACTTCGATCAGGGCGACCTTGCATTGCCAAAGGACGATGGCGCGGGTGGTGAAGTGAAGCTGCATGAGAGCACCGACATGAAACTCAAAAGGAGAAAGAAGCCATGAGTGCATCCGCCATTTTGCTGATCCTGGCTTTCGCCGTCTTCGTGGCAGCGACCGCGCTGCCGGCTCTATTGCCGCGCATCAATCTGATTGCCGTCGGTCTGGCCTTGTGGGTCGCCGCTGAATTCGTGGGGCGCCTGCCATGAACATCGGTTTTGCCTCTTTCATTGCCGGCATTCTGCTGGTGCTATTGGTGCTGTCAGTCGTTCAAATCATTCATTGAAGGAATACACATGATCTTGACCCTTACCAATCAGGCGGCGCATGCCGTGCCGATCATGTCGACCGACGAAGGCGGATGGTCCGCTTCGCTGGAACCGGGCGTGTCCTGGGCGCTGCCTTATATCGACAGCAGCGTGGTCATCATTGGCAACAAGCCGAGCGTCACCGAGCAAATTCAGCAGGGCTTGGCCACCATTGCCAAAACCGTGAAAGCACTGATCGCGACATGGCAGGCCCATAACAACAATTTGAATGAGGCGAGCGAAGCCGGCGTCAAAGTCGCCATCACCAACGGCGGCACCCAAGCCGTGCGCGTCATCCTGGGCGACGGGGTGCACGACTACAGCGTGAGCCCGAACGAAACCTATCAGGCGCAAGCCTGGGGCTACCTCGAATTGCGCGAGTTGGGTGATGTCAACCCCACCATCGACGAGCAACCCAGCAGTGCCGCCTGAGTCCCCCCTGACACCCTGCCTGGGCGTGATGTGTGAGCGGCACTGGGCCTGCGCCCGGTACGCCGCCATCGATGGCGCACAGGTGCCATCGAGCACGTTTCTGCCCTACTGCCCCGAGGGCTCACGGCCCATGTTCGTGGCACTCTCGCCAATACCCCACCCCCCTCGCTAGACTACGTGTTTTCTCGGTAAAGCTCGACTCCGGGGGGTGGGGTGTTTTAAGCCGCCCAAGTTGTTGATTTTAAACGGCTTTATCGGACTTAAAATCTGCCGACCTCACGGTCATGAGGGTTCAAATCCCTCCCCGGGCACCATTTCATGCGGTATACACGGTAAGGAGCCACTAACTTAAGATGCTTCGGTAGACCTCAAAAAAGCTCATTTCCGGGGGTTCCCCCGAAAACAGCGGATCGATTCAGGACATGCGTGTAAAACAGGGTTAAACTACACGCACTGTTTACCAATCATCGAGCCCGCTCATGCAACTGAAACCGAACGATCCCGCCGCCGCGTCCATCCAGGCGCGCGTGAAGAACATCAATCTTCCGGGCGGCGAAAAGAACCAGACGTTCAAGACCGACCACCTCGGTACCGCCTACGACAAGGCGCTGGCCTGGGCCGTGCCGCTGGAAGCCGCGCTCAAGAAGGGGTTGATCCCCACCGAGTTGCTGGTGGCCGTGCAGACCGTGCGTGAGCGCAATGCCACAGGCAACCCGTCGTTCTTCCAGATGCTGCGCGACTACGAGTCACAGCCCCACGCCAAAATCTCCGCATCGTTCAAGGAAATCGCGGGCAACCTGTTGAAAGAAATCGACAAGGTGGGCTTTCGTGAAATCACGATGGACTGGATTCACGACCGCCTGGACTATTACAAGGACGTGAAAGAGTACGCGCCCGGCACCATCCGCAAGCGCATTGAAACCATCTCCCTGATCCACGAGTACACAAAACGTCGACTATTGGGAGGCGATGGAGATGCAAAATTCGCCAGCATCTGCGATCAACTGCCAATGAACTATGCGCGGCGCGACCAGGACGCGGCCGAAGAAACCACCCCGCAAAAAGTTGCGGCACGCCCACTCACGATCAAGCGTGAAGCAGCCATTCGCGCTGTTTTTTCAGGCGCGACAGAAATTGCAAAGAACAGCGTGCCATCATTGCGCGACCCCCAACTGGAAGTGCTTTTCACGCTCATCTCCAATACCGGCATGCGCTTGCAAGAAGCCTATTTGCTGCGCGTGAGTGACCTGGACTTCAAGAATTTCGTGGCCCATGTCCAAGGTTCCAAGGGCTGGCATGGTGTCATCAAGCACCGCGACACCTTCATTCGCAAAGTGGTGCGTGAGTCATTGCAAGCCCACATCAAGGCCAACCACCTGGAAAACGACGACTATCTGTTTCGTGAAGGATGGTGGGATGGCGACTGCATGTCACTCCATAAACCGGAGCGGAAAATAGCACGCAAGAAGACCTCCAGTTATTTGTCGGGCCTGTTTCGCGCACTCTACAAAGCGGCCGATGTGCAAGGCTTGACCGAGCACGATCTGCGTCACGAAGCCACCATCCGCTACATCGAAATGGAACAAAACGACAAGGCCATCTACAACCGCGAGGACTTGAAAAAAATGATGGGCTGGACCAGCGACAAGATGGTGTCGCACTACCTGTCAAAGTGGCGACCCGAGATTGGCGCCAGCCGCGTTTCCGCCGACCTCTAATTCACACGCCGCCCCAACAACCGGGCGGCGTTTTCTTTGGCGGTGACGTTGCGCGCGTGCACCGATCCACCCTCGCGCCTGCGCTTGGGCTCCAGCGACATTTCAAAGAGTCGCGCGAACAGGGTGTGCCGGAAAAAGACCCACGAGCGGCCGATTTTCACGGCCGGCAATTCGCCGTTGCGCGCCTTTTCTTCGACGGTGTTTTCTTCACAGGCGAGCAGGGCGGCGACTTGCTCTTTGCTCAACACGGTGTAGTCGACTTCTGGCATGACTCACTCCGACACATCCAACGTCTTTCACATCAAGCTACACGCCACGTGATAGCTTTGACGGCCCACATTTGTGCAGTCTGTGCCTCAGTGATAGCGATGGAAGCCATACGCTTCATGTCGGCATTATCGTTCGACGCCCGAAGTTGATTCATGCGATCAATGACCGTTGCGAATTCCTGCTTGCATTGCGCAACAGCATCGTCTCCACTTGGATTGAAGGACAAGCCGACAGCCTTTTGTCCGAACGTTTGCTCATCTGACATGGATTGCTCCTTAGATTGAATGCTCATGACACCACCAACCGAGTTGTCTCTTTTTTCTTCGCCCCTGGGACCTCATAACCGTCACGCCACGCGATTTGAATAGAAGTTTTATCAATCTCCGCTGGTGGTGCGGGCTTCTGGCGCCAATACTTTTTGGGGATCAATTTGGGCTCGTAGGCATCCACGCCAGCCGGGTTCTTGCGCACCGAGAGTGAAAACAAGGGGCACTCGATTTTCGTGATGCCCATGTGCTCCATCTCAATTTTGAGGTAATGGCGAAGCCGCTCCGCATTGGCCCGGCGCCGCGCCTGCAACGCCTTCAAGCGCTCAATTTCTGCGTCCAGCGCCGCGTCGTATTGCAGCAAGTTGCGCGCGACCATTTCAATGTTCTGCGCCTTCACCTTGATGTCGTCCACGATGCCCACCGACTCCAGCGTGTCGGCCACGGTCTGCGCATCGAAATCGCCATCGGCGAGCGTGTGCATCAACTGCACATACTGATCGGCCAGCACGTAGAGGGAAGGCAGCGTGGTCATGACGGTCATCGCATCTACATCGCCAAGCAGAGCGCACCCCGGCCCATCGGGGCAAACGGGATGTCCGAATCCATGTTGTCAAACCCACTGCCGGACGGGGCGGCGCGAGGCGGCGGGGGGCGGGCGGCAGGGGGCCGCGCCGGGGCTTGGGGGCGCGCTGGCGGGCTCGCCCGCTCGCGCGGCGGGGGTTGGTAGCTGTCGTCCACGTTGTCGTCCTGGGCGGCGGGCGCTGCCCCCAAGTCGATGTCGGTGATGCGGGCCACCAGCTTCTGTGCCTCGCCGTTGCGTCCGGTGTACTTTTCGACGTGCAAGTCTTCCAGGGTCACGCTCACTTTCATGCCTTTGAGCAAATAAGGCGACAGCCCTTCGGCGCGCTTGCCCCACAGGCTGGCGTCGATCCACATCACGGGCTTCTGCCCATCCTGACCCTTGCGCCCATGCTCGAAGGCAAGCGACAGCCCACACACCGGGTCGCCGGCCTGGGTGTAGCGCAGTTCTACGTCACGCCCGAGCCGGGCCACACCAAACGCCAGAATCATGTCGTACCCCTTGAAGGTTGTTGTTGCTCTGCGGCCTTGCGCAATGCGTCCTGCACGCCCGCGAACTGGCCAAGGCGCCACCACAGGTAACGTTTTTCTTCGGTGTCCTGGACCTCTTGCACATACTCCAGCGCCGCGTCGTGGGCACCGTCATTGACGAACTGCACGACCTCTTTGCAAATCGAGTCCATGGCATCGAACTGTTCAGGCAACAGGACCGGGTTGCCGATGTTGCGCTGCACCGCCGCGCTCGCCTCTGGCGTCACTTCATCGGCATCAGGCGTGCCTTCGGTGGGGATCGCAAAGGCTTGCATGCAGGCGTACTTGTAGGCTGCGCTCATGGCCTTGTTGGTGGCCTTGTCGGCCGTATCCATCGCCTCGCCGTAGGTGCGAACCACATGCGTGCTGCCATCCTCGACGCAGACAAAATCGAACTCGGCGGCGACCGTCACATAGTGGATCGGCGCACCCGATTTGGTGATGCGTTCTTCGTGCTCGCGCTCGACCATGCGCGGCAAGATCAAGAGGCCCGCTTCCGACAGCAACGGGCTCACCGCGTTGTAAATGTCGTCGATGCCGCGAAACATGAAGCCTTGCTGCAGGTTTTTGCGATCCTTGCCGATGCCGGCGTGCCCAATGGCAACCTGCACCGAAAGGATGGCCCGATAGACGCCCGCAACTGGAGTGGTCATGACTAGAACGGCAAGGGTTCAAGCACCGCCTTCACGCCTGCTTTGAGGGCGAACCATCGGCTGCGCGCCCGGTGGCGCTCCAGCCGGTAGCTGGAGACAAAGACGAACTTGTTGGTACGGTAGGTCAGCCCTGGCCGGCGCACTGCGCGCTTGACATGCTCATAAAATGACACGGCCATGTGGTCACTCTACGGCTGAAAAATGCCGAAAGCAAGGCCATGGCAAACAAAATGTGTGCCCGAGCGTAAACAAAATGACCAGCGAGCCCCTGTTCCGGTCATTAAAAAACCCGCCGAAGCGGGTTCTGTTACATGCTTTCCGGCACACCGGCAGGTATGGGTATGGGCGCCGCTGGAATGAGTGAATGGCGTGAGTTGATGGCGACCATCACGCGAAGATCGGACACATCGGTGTAGAACTTCACTTTCGATTCGCTCTTGGGATCAAAGAAGTAGTGCATGCCATCGTGGCAGAACGCGAAGCGCTCCAGCGCCCATCGCCGCGCGCCATCCTTGCCACGGCCGACCAGCACTTCATCGTCCACCTGGGGCTCGGCATTGAGGTCCACCACCACGAACTCGCCGGCATTGAGTCGGTTGTTGTGGGTGAACACATTTTTGGCCACGCAGTAGGCTTCCAGTTTGGCGTTCTTGTGGGGGAAGATGACCAGGACGTAGCCCCCGCGCGCCTTGTCGATGGGCTCCAGCTTCGCCACGTCAACGTCGCCTTTGCCCTCTGGAAAGGGCATCAACTCAGCCACGATAGCCGAGTAAGTCACCATCTCTTTGGGTATCACCACGGGGGCCTCAATCAACTCGGAAATCGTGGGCCTCACGAGTCGTGGACCCGTGCCCTCCATGATCCAGGCGGCAGACCATTCGTACAGCTTCTGCGCCTTCATGGCGCCCTTGTTGGAGACGCCTCGCCCACGACTCCAGTTGTTCACGCCCTGTGTCGTTTCCTGCAGTGCCTTGGCCAAGGCGGTGGGGCCTGAGATACCTAGATGCTCTTGCGCAAGCTCGTAAAGCCGTCCGAGCGAGGGGTGCATCTCGTCTCGTGTCAAACGTTTGCTGGTGGTCATGTTGATGTCTTTCGCATGGATGCTCGTTGATGCTTTAACCGTGGATATAGCTACACGCTAAACAAACTGTATAGCAATCTTGTTGATACGACCAGTTTCTATTGGTTATAGCCTCATACATTTGCATCTTTCGCAAAGAAACCCTCAGAACCACTAAAAATTTTGCAACGTGCTCCAGTTCAGGTGTAGCATGCATCCATGCAAATCTCCGACCGCGAGTTGATCGACGCGCTGGGCGGACCCATGGAAGTCCTGAAACGGCTCGGCTGGCCGGTGGACCATGGACTGCAGCGCATCTGCAACTGGAGTACGCGCGGAATCCCTTACAAGGTTCGGCTCGAACACCTGGACATGTGGCAGCAAGCCGCACATATCGTGCTGGCCCACCGCCACAAAAAGCAACCCCTGCCCACCTACTGGGTGCGCCGCCGCGCCGAAGCGGCTGCGCGCATCATCTGACCGGCAAGGGTTGCTCATGCACACCGCGCCGGACCCGGTACCGTGGTTCAAGATCGCCACGCTCGATGTGCTGGCCAAGTGCACCGGCCGGCCGCTGGCATACCAAGTGGCCTATTTCATGGCCCATGCGCTGATCGCGCTGTATCGCCGGCCGTTGCCCGACGACATCGCCTCCCTCACCCGGCTGATGGGCTTGGCTGAACCCGACGAACAGTGCGTGCAACACGCGCTCGTGGATTCGTTCGAGTTGACCCCTAATGGCTGGATCAACGACCTCATGGCCGAAGCCATCGCGCGTTCCGACGAACTGCGCGACGCCCGCCGCGAAGCCGGTTCACGGGGTGGAAAGACCAGTTCCAGCAAGTCGCAAGCAAACCTCAAGCAAAACCGAAGCAAAACCGAAGCAAAACCGAAACAACGCCGAAGCAACGCAGTAGCAACACCGAAAGCAAAACCGAAGGAAGAGGTAGAGGAAGAGTTAGATACAGAGGTAGAGAGAGATTCCGTTTTTGTTCCAAAAACGGCCGGCAATGCTGCGCTTGCCGCCAAGGATCAACTTTGGGCCGAAGCCCTGCCAGCACTGATGGGTCAAGGTCGTACCGAGCCGGCCTCCAGAAGTCTCGTGGGCAAGCTGGAGCGTGACTTCGGCACTGCACAGGTGCTGTACCTATTCCGTGAAGCCATTGAGCACAACGCGACCGATCTGCCGTCCTACGTGACGGCCAATGGCAAGCCACTCGCCAAGACCGCAGCCGCACAACTGAAACCCACACGCCGAAGCCTGCAATTGGCGCGTGAGCAAGGTGTTGAGAACCCGTGGGAAGCCATGAACGTGGAGGCCGAAAAATGAACGCCACCGAACTTTCCAAGGCCATGGCCATGAAGGCAGCAACCATCGCGGAGCACCTGTTGCCCGATGGCAAAAAAGTCGGCCATGAGTGGCGCGCGGGTTCACTGGCCGGCGAGCAAGGGCAGAGCCTGGGCGTGCACCTGAAAGGCGACAAAGCGGGCGTGTGGAGCGACTTCGCCAGCGGCGCCAAAGGCGACCTGTTGGACTTGTGGGCCGCTGTGCGGGGCTTATCGCTGGTGCTGGCGATGGACGAAGCGCGCGCATTCCTGGGCGTGGCGCAGATGCCGGGCCTTGCCACCCGGGGAAAAATGTTCCGCAAACCCGAGCGTCCACGGGGGCTGCGTCGCCCCTATGCTGGCGTGCGCGACTGGCTCGTCTCGCGCGGGCTCACCGACGACACGTTGGCGGCGTTTCGCATTGGGCAGGCACCGCGCGTGTTCGAGGTCGACGGCCAGAAGGCAGAACGCCTGTGTGCGGTCTTCCCGTACCTGCGCGACGGCGTGCTCGTGGCCGTCAAGTACCGCGACCCCAAGGACAAGCGTCACATGCAGCAAGAAACCGGCTGCGCACCGTGCCTGTTCGGCTGGCACCTGATCGCGCCCACGGCACGCGCCGTCGTGATTTGCGAAGGCGAAATCGACGCGATGACGCTGCACCAGCAAGGCATTGCAACGCTGTCGGTCAATGCGGGCGCGGGCAACCACCAATGGATCGAGAACGACTGGACGCGGCTCGAGGTGTTCAGCGACATCGTGATTGCGTTCGACCACGACGAAGCCGGCGACAAGGGCGCCGCCGAGGTCATGAAGCGTCTGGGCCTGGAGCGTTGCCGGCGTGCGCAACTGGGCGCGAAGGACGCCAACCAGTGGTTGGCGGACGGCGCCACGCAATCGCACTTTCGTCTCGCGATCCATGACGCCAAGCCGATGGATCCCACCGAACTGGTGTCCGCAGGCAAGTACCGCGAAGTCGTCAAAGCCGCCTTCTGGCCGGCGCCGGAAGCGACCGATGCGCCCGTGCTGGAACTGGACCGCACCTTTGACTGGATCGAATTTCGCTACGGCGAGGTGACGGTGTGGACTGGCATCAACGGCCACGGCAAGAGTGTCGCCTTGTCGCAGGTTCAACTGGGGCTCATGCGCCAGGGCGAGCGTGTGTGCGTGTTCTCCGGTGAGATGCAGCCCAAGTACCTGTTGAAGCGCATGGTGAAGCAAGCCACGGGCCTGGACCGCGCCACACCGGGCTACATCGACGCCGTGTTCGACTACCTGGATGCGCGGCTCTACGTGTTCGACATGCAGGGCTCGGCCCCGATGGCACGCCTCATCGAAGTGTTTGCCTATGCACGTCGGCGCTACGGCGTCACCACCTTCGTGGTGGACTCGTTGATGACCACCGACGTGCCCGAAGACGGCCCCCGGTTCCTGACCGCACAAAAGCTCGCGATGGCAAGTCTCTGTGACTTCGCCAAGGCGAACAGCGCGCATGTGCATCTGGTGGCCCATCCGCGCAAGTTCCGCGACGAGTCCGACGCACCCGGCAAGATGGACGTGGCCGGGTCGTCCAAGATCGTCGATCAGGCCGACAACCTGTTCGCGGTGTGGAAGGCCCCCAAGGACGATGCTGTCGATCCGAGTGCGCCACATGCATTGCTGCAATTGCTCAAGCAACGCAACGGCGACGTGCAAACCCGCAAGGTCTGGCTCTGGTACGACCAGCCGTGCATGCAGTTTCGCACCACGCCGCGCCTGTTCGCTGCAACACGCTATGTCGACTTCGAGGGCCAGCCCGCGCCCGTCCCTGCATCCACCGAACCGGAGACGCGCGATGCCAGCGAAGAAGAACCCTTCTAAGGTGGTCGAACAGTTCAACCTCGACCTCGGGGACGGCACGCCGCGCGTGGACAAGTTCATCGCGGCCGACTACAAGCGCTGGCGCAGGGCACCGTCACATCGCGACGTACCACCGCCGCGCGCGCGCTTCAATGGCGCCGACTATGTGCCAGGACGCGATGACCCGCGCCTGCACGGCCAGTTGCTGCGGGTCTGGTCCTTCATGCGGGATGGCCGCTGGCACACGCTGCGCGAAATCTCGGACGCCACGGGCGACCCGCACGCGAGCGTGAGTACGCAGTTGCGCCATCTGCGCAAGCCCCGCTTCGGCAGCTATCAAGTCAACCGTGAACACGTCGGGCGCGGCCTCTACCGCTACCAGTTGGGACCGCGCGTGCGCCCGGTGAACGAGCGCCAAGTGGAGATGTTGTGACATGCGCGAACTGCGACATCGCTGCCACCAAGCCGCACTGGCCGCGCTTCACGGCGTCATGCCTCGCCTGCACGGCACGCGATATTGCACAGGGGCCGCAGTTCCATGCGGCGAAACGCCTGGGCCGCATCACGGATGCCTACAAGCGCCTGTTGCTGGCCAACTGGCCGCAGGACTGGAGAGCGGGCCACGCGCTCGTGAAGGGGTGTTTTGATGCCGCGCAGCACCAGCAAATACCTGAACAAGAAGGTGGTGATCGACGGCCGCACCTTCGACTCGAAGCGCGAAGCACTGCGGTGGGCGGGTCTGCGACTCATGGAGCGAGCCGGCGTGATCCACGACCTCCAATGTCAGGTCGCGTTCGAGTTGGCACCACCCGTGCGGCTTGGCGCCGTACAGCGGCAGAAGCCCGCCCTCAGGTACGTGGCTGACTTTGTGTACGTCGACGCCGCGCGCGGTGGCGTGCGCGTGGTGGAAGACGTGAAGGGTGTCGTCACGGAAGCGTTTCGCATCAAGTTGCACCTGATGAAGTCGGTGCATGGCATCGAAGTACGGCTCGTCAAATAACACTGGAAAGGACTGCGCCCATGGCAACGCTCTACACCTTGGCCGCATGCCCGTTTTGCGGCACCACGGCGAGTTTCCATCTGGTGCCGCAAAACGGCACCACGCACGGCGGTGGCAGCTACGTGGAGTGCGACAACGTGCGCTGCGGAGCGTCTTCCATCCTCATCAAGATGGGCAGCATCGAGATGGCGCGCGAGAAGTTGCTGGAGCGCTGGAACGCGCGCGTGCACCCGGCCGATGACGCACCGCGCCCGCCGCCCACACCGCCGCGCTTTCCGGTGTCGCTGCGCAAGAACTGGACCGGCACCGAAGTGCAGGAATGGATCGAGCGCAACTGGGAGAAGCCGTGATGGCGCAACCCTCGCAGACCACCAGCGTCATCGAGGGCGTGAGCGTCAACTGCCGCACGTTGGCGGACGGCACGTTGCGCCTTGCCGTAGACATCGAGCCGGCGCTGGCACAGGCCGCGTTCGCGCTCTTTGGCACCTCTTTGGCACACCGGGCCAAGGGGTCGTGGTGGCAGGCTTGCGGGACGGCCGTGGCGCGCTCACGTGCCTGTCGGCCGAGCCCGAACCCGCCAAGCCCACGCGGCAGATGTCCGCCGCACAAGCCGAGCGGTGGGATGACCTGGGCACGCTCACCAAAGCGGCGATCACCATCGGCGCCGCGCCAGAGTTTTGGGCCTGGGCCGGCGTCACCAACGCCCGGGACGCAGGCGAGTGGATCAAGCGCATTTGCGTGGTCGCGAGCCGCAAGGAATTCGACGCCGATCCCGAGAAGGCGCGGCTGTTTCGCCGGCTGGTGCTGGAGCCGTATCAACGCCATTCGCAAACTTCACAGGCTTCGCAGGCGCGCGGGTGAAAGCGCAGCTTGACTTTCACTACGTCGCCCCGGAGCACTTTCGGGTGCATGCCCTGTTGGAAAACTGGGGCCTGTACGTGCGCCTCACGCGCGCCAGCAAGCCCGCGCCGATGTGGCGCTTCACGCGCTCCAACGCGCGGTCCTGGAGCCCACCGGAAATCCCGATCCAGATCGACACGCAAGAAGGGGACGCCATGGAACACGTGGTGGCAACCCTGCCCACCTATCACCGCACGGCGCTGCGTTGGTGTTATGTTGAGCGCTGCGCACCGGCCAAGGTCGTGCGAAAGTTGAATGTCAGCTACACCACATTGTTTCAATTGGTGAGTGACGCGCGCGAATTGGTCAGGCATCATATGCTTTCGGACCATGCCAAGGAGTTGAACCCCAAATGACGCAACTTATTTTTGTGAATGACCATTGTTTCGGCAGCGATTCATTGTTCACGTTGACCAAGCTCCACGCGACGTGTACAAACCACACTCTTGTTCGTCATTCAGAACGCCCGCTATGACCGCCGCTACCACTGCCGTTGATGCGCCCATGAAGCGCAAGCCGCACACCCGGGTGCAGGCCACACTGGGCGCGCAGATTCGCTGGGATGACGCCGAACTGGTGCGGCTTTTCCGGCACTGTCCCGAAATTCTTGACACCGAGGACGCGCGCCAGCGGCTGAAATTGGTGCTGGAGGCGCAGGCCGGCATCCTGCCAGTGGCACGCCAACGCACCTTCGACTCGCTGTACGTGTGCGTGGTCAACGATCCGCAACAATTTGACAAGCTCATCGCACGCGCCAAGGCCAAGATGCCAAGCACGCCGGCACCCAGCGTGAGCGCCCAACTCCGGTGGACGCCCCGCGAAAACACCCTGATTGCCAACGACGGCGAAGTGATGCAAGCGCTGGACGAACACGTGAAGGGTGGCGCCCTCGCCGCGCTCATCGAAGCGGTGGTGAATGCGCAAATCCGCCAGTTCCCCATGGCCCGGCGCAAACCCCGCAAATCCATCGCCAACAGCTTCTACACGCACGGCTTCGCCGCACAATTGCGCGCATTGCAGGCCACTGAGGCGCGTCCGGTGGGCTTGGTGGCCGCGCCCAAGACCCTGTTGAGCATTGTGCGGGCCAAAACCGCGAAGATCGCGCCCCCGGCGCCTGAATCGGATTGCGTGGCGGCTGCGTCCGAAGCCAAGCCCACCACCGCGCTCGAAGTCTTGAAGGATTTGGTGGCCAACATCCCTGTCAACAAGCCTGAACCCGCATCCGAACCAGCGCCTGTTCCTGTCGCTGCAGCCGAACCGACGCCCCCCGTCGTAGTCAACGCGCCCACTCTGCCCATTTCTGTCCCGGAAAGCGCCGATGCGACCTTGGGCGCGTATTTCCGCGCCACCCTGGAGATGTCGCTGGCAGCGGTGGTCGACGCGCGCCTCGACGCGGCCATGGATCGGGCCGTGGCGCGTTATTTCGAGCGTGGGCAACCGTTGACCCGCGCCGACCTCGAAAATGCGTTGGGGATGCGCCTGGACGCCCGCGTGAACGCGTTGCTGGAAGAAGCACTGGGCGGGCCGGTCGCGCCGCCACCATCGCCAGCCATCACTGAGGTAGCCGAAATCGCTGACACGGCGGAAATCGTCATCGAGCCGGCGCCCGCTCCCATCGCGGCGTTGCCGCCCGAGGTGGTGCACGTGTCCGTGGAGGTGGCGGCACCCGCCGTGGAGACGTTTGCGCTCGAAGGTGAGTCTTGGGCACTCCCTGTCACCGAAAAACCGCGCAACGTGGCCCCACATGCACCGCACGACATCACCGAACAGTTGGAAGCCACTGCCAAGGCGCTCGGCATGGAGCATGTGAAGCGCAAGAGCGTGCTCGTCTGTGGCCTGCACCCGCGTGTGTTTGAGGAACTGGAGCGCAGCCAGGGGCGCAAGTACCGCTTCACCTACGTGAAGCAGGACCACTTCAACAGCAACGCCGACATTCCGGCGTCCACCGACGCGGTGATCCTGTCGCGCAAGCGCCTGACGCACGAGCAGCAGCAGTACGTGCGGCGTTTCTCGATCCCCGTGCGCATGGTGGCCAACAGTCTGCCCGCCGCCGAATGGGCGCTCAACGAGATGGCCAAGGAAAGCCCGAACCCCTGAGAACATCATTCAACAAGAGAGGTGTCCATGACCAGTGAAAATCACAAGCGCTTGAAGAACGTCCCGCCGGCTGCGCGCATCGGTCTGGCCTTGTCGTTGCTGCGCACCCTGCCCGAAGAAGCCGTGCAGGACATCATGGAGCGCTTGGCACGTCCGGCCGATGACCGCGAAGAAGGCGCCCATGGCCCGCGCATCGAAGTGCTCGACACACCCAGCACGTTGATGGCCGGCCTGATGGCGGGCATGGCCTCGATCCGCGAGCCCGAGCGCCGTGCCGCCACACCCGCCGAAGTGCTGCATTTGAACCGTGCGCTGGTACCCCCCCTGAAAGTGGGCGACCGGGTGCGCTGGCGCGCGGGCATGCGCAACGCAAGCTGGCCCGCCGACGGCGAGGAATGTGTCGTGAGCCAAGTGATCGCGCCGCCGCTGCGCCAGACCGATGAACTCACCTCGACGCAGGCCGCGTGGTGCAACGACATCGCGCTCGCCTTCATGACGCCCGAGGGCGATGCGAGCAGCATTCAGGAATTCATCTACGATTCGCGCCGCTTCGAGCGCGTGGGCGGCAGCGTGCGCAAGAAGGTCGAGACGCCACCGGTCTTGCAAAAGGCATTGAAGCCGCACCTGGAGGTGGCCTGATGTTCCATGTGCCCAATGTATGGCGCGTGCGCCACGGCGTGCCCGCCGTCTACTGTTCCAACGACAGCTACGGCAACAATGGGCTGTTTCGTCTGCCCGTGGGAGAGGATCGCGTCGTCGCCAACTGCCTGTGTGGCGAAGGCGCTGGCTGGGAACATGTGTCGGTGTCGATTCCGGGTCGCGACGCGACGCCCACCTGGGAAGAAATGGACGCGGTGAAGCGGGTTTTTGGGACGACACCGACTGCGTGGCGCAGTTGCATGTGCCACGCGCGGACTGGGTGAACTTTCACCCGTACGTGCTGCACCTGTGGCGCCAGATTGGCCACGAGTGGGCGCGGCCACCCAGCCTCATGGTCGGACCCAAGCTGATGCCCGTGCGCGAGGACCGCTGGCACAGCAACGATGGGGTGTCCATGCCGGCACCGAGCCCGGTGTTTGTCCCGACGCCCAACGACGAGCCCGGAACCTGGACGCGCGGCGATGCGACACCGGAGTTTCGCTCTGGTGGTGGGGGTGACTTCGCAGGCGGTGGCGCATCGGGGGCTTGGGAAGCGGCACCGCCAGCACCGGAACCAGCGCCGGCACCGGAGCCCCCGCCCCCGTCGCCGTCCGCGAGCGATTCATCGTCATCCGATTCGTCGTCTTCATCGTCATCGAGCGACTGACCATGTTCATCAACGACAAGTTCAAGCTCGTGGGCCACGAAGTGGTGGCCGTGCCCGACGTTCTGGAATGGGCGCAATGGTTCGAGACGGCCGAACGCAAAGTGATGTCGACAACGCTCATTGACGGCAGCAGAATCAGCACGTTTTTTCTGGGCCTCAATCACCAATGGGGTGATGGTCCGCCTGTGCTGTTCGAGACGGCGTTGTTCTCGGGTGAGAAGACGTTCGTGCCACTTCTGATGTGCGAGGTCCGCGAGAGCGAGGTGGTGGCGCGCTACTCGACGTGGGGCGAGGCGTGCCACCCGACATGATCGCACTCACCAACCAGGAGCAGGCGCATGACTGACATGAGCGCGAAATTCAAACCAACGCCCGAGCAGATGTTTGCGTTGATGGACGACGCGGCGCAGCGCATGGCCGAGAGTGCCGTGGCAATGGCGCAGCGTTGCTTCACGCCGGAAGAACACGACACGCTGGTGGCCACCTTCAAGCAGCGCAATGCCACGCTCGCACAGCAGATCAAGACAATGGATGCGCGCATCGAGAGCGAACAGCAGCGCATCCACATCGCGCACGCCGAATACTGCGCGCGCATCGACCACGACCACCGCGCTTTCAACGCGCGCATGGAGCGCATCTACGACAAGTGGGCGAACGTCAAACGCTGGACGACTTGGGGCGCGTGGGCCATGTTCTGGGTCAGCGGCTTTGCCGCGCGCGGTGGCTTGCACAACTGGCTGGGTGGCTGGTGGTGATATGGCCGACTGTGAAGGCTGCGGCGCCCCCATCAAGCCCCGGCTGGTCGCCTGCGACTATTGCCGGCGCGCGTACCCGCATGACCCGCGCGTGGCCGCAATCGACGAGCGCGCACTGATGGCGCAATACACCGCTGCCAGTTTGCAGAATCTGGCCAATCAACAAAACGCACAGAACTGCAACTCGTACCAGAACAACCAGAACAACCAGAACAACCAGAACAACCTGCTTGGCATGAACAACCTGTGGGGATGGCGATGAAGCCCGAGGACGCGACGATCCGTTCGGCCGCGCAGACCATGATCGATGTGGTGAATTCGGAGCGGCCCTTCACACCCGAAGAACGCGCGGAGTTGGTGGCGCGCATCTGTGCCGTGGAAGTCTTCATCCAGACTCAAAGTGGCTGGTGGAACTGGACGATGGCCGGCACTTTCGCGTCGACTTTTTTGCTGGGCGTGGTGTTTGCCAAGGTGTTTCTGCAATGAGCCTGCACGTCCTGCGCATGGTGGCCGACGAAGTGGAGCGCGAGAACGCCGCCCTGACAAGGGACGAACCATGAGGTGGCTCGGAGCGTTCACCGGTCTGGTGGTGCTTGCACTGGCGCTGTGGATGGCGCTGCAACCCCATGTGCCCATGACCATAGTGGTGGCCGTGAGCATGGCCAGCGCCCTGATATTGATGCTGGCAAGGCACGCCCCATGATCCATTTGCAATTCACGCCAGGACCGTGGTGGCTCGACCCGCTGGACGACCCCGAGCGCTACGACCTCGCGCGAGGCGTTTGCTACCAGGTGATGGCCGAAGTGGCGGGCACCGCCGCCACGATTACCACCATCGAGGAATACAACGAAGTCGCCACACCGATCCACCGGGCAGCGGACGCTGCACTGATCGCCATGGCGCCGATCCGCGCCACCACGCCGTATGACAAACACCCGGACCTGCCATGAAAATCCACCTGGACTATCGCCGCCCCACCTTGCGCAACTGCGACGTGGCCGTCTTCGTGAATGGCGAACTCGCCGGCACGCTCACGCTGCGCCAAAGCGAGCTGATCGGCTTTCAGCACATCCTGAACTACGGCCTGGGCCTGCGCGACGAATTCTTGGCCACCGGCAACCCGGAGCCCCACGCAGCGACCTCCGAAGAAAGAAAAGCATGACCGAGACCACTGAAACCGCCGAGACGCAAGCCACACCCGAGGTGGAGCCGGCGAAGCCCGCGCGTATGACCGAAGACGAGATGAGCGAGTTGCACCGGCTCGCTTTCAACTATCGCAATGCGCGCCCGTACAGCGAGGCAGTGGCTGCGTACAGCGCACTGGAGGCGTATGTGGCGGCACTCGCCCGCCACGGTGTGGCGGTGGGCGTCGTCGGGCGTGCGCGCCACTTTGCCACGGGCAAGCTGCGTGTCGCACCGCAACTGCACGTGGCCTACAAGGACTTGCCGCTGGGCACGGTGCTCTATGCGAAACTGGAGGAAATGCCATGACCAAGAAGCGCCAAACCGCCACCATTGAAGCGCGCCGCTCGGCTGGCAACGCCCACGAAGTGCTCACCCTCAAGAGTGGCCCGAACGGGCATCGCCGCACGCCGTGCACGGGGTGCCCGTGGCGCGTGGACACGGTGGGATTGTTCCCGGCCGAAGCCTTCTGCCATTCGGCGGGCACAGCCCAGGACATGGCAGTGCGCACCTTTGCCTGTCATGAACAAGGGGCGCAAAAACCCGCCACGTGCGCCGGTTTCATCTTGCGGGGTGCCGCCCACAACCTCACGATGCGCTTGAAGTGGGCGCGCGGCGAATGTCTGGACGTTTCCGATGGCGGGCACGCATTGCATGAAAGCTACCGGGCCATGGCGCTTGCCAACGGCGTGGCACCCGATGACCCGGCACTGGCCAAGGTGCGCCCATGAGCCTCGGTGCCGGCAAGTACGACGACCTGTGCACCCATGTGCGGGAATGCGCCAGCGCCGAGGGCGCGGTGGTCATCATCGTGGCAGGCGCGCAGGGCAGCGGCTTTTCGGTGCAGGGCAGTCACGCCCTCACGCAAGCCCTGCCCGAGATGCTGGAGCACATGGCCGCGCCGGCTCCCTCCCCTAGCGCGCCAAGCGAGCGGCGGACGCCGGCCATGTTTTCGATGGGCCGAATCAGCGCGTTGCTCGCGGCAGACCTGAGCGTCGACGACTGGAAAGCGATGCTGCCCGACATTCACGCCATCTGCGCGGAAATCGAGCGTGCCGCCCTCTCAGATGTGAAGGCAGCACCAAGCGCAAGACTCACCGATGGGACCTATTTCGCCGCCCCCATCAAGCCCGAGCCCTCCGCGCAGCCACCAGCGGCAGCACTGACACAGGCCGTCATCGACGCTGCGATTCTTTGGGCGTACTGTCCTATCGCTGGCGGCTACAGGGAAGGCGCAGCCATCGAAGACACCTGTGAAGCACTGGCCGAAGCAGTAGTCGCCTATGTAGGTGTGCAGCCCGGTGACGAGTGGTGGACCGAGGAAGAAATGCACGCTGCCATCGCTGCCAAATGCAAGGAAGGGCAATCCCCATGACCGACGAGGACGCGCGCATGTTTGCGCAGGCGGTAGAGCAGTTGCAGCGCGAGATGCTTGCGCAGGGCGAGCAGATTGCCACGCTGGCCGAAAAACTGAACGAGGCCGTTGCCATGATGCATGCAATCGTCCGGGTCATCGGCGGGAAGCCCCCATGACTGACAGCGACTGGATCGCGCCCTCCTGTCCTGTGGCTGTGTCTGGATCACACTCTGGTGGTGGCTGCACGACGGCAAGTAAAAAAGATGAAACCAAACACTACAGGAAACCGGTTGCAAAACCCTACCTTTACAAAGGCTTCATAATTCCAGGAGGTTACACCTGTTAACTCGCGCGGAGTGGTTCCCGCATCTCTCCCGCCTGCCCTCTTGCGGGAAGCACCCGTCGCCGCCCATCCAGTGGTCGCCTTGCGCCATCACTCTCGCGGCTACCGCGCTGATCTGGCGGATGGTACCGGGCGCATTTCACCGGGGGGTGGGTACCGCGCCAGCACGGCAGATGGTACCTGTTGGCGCGAAGGGGCGGTGGGATCGCGTGAAGGCAGCAATGCGCCATCGTTCACGACACAGACGCACCTGGGCTGCGGATCGCAAGGAATTCCTTGCCCCACAGCGGTGCGGGGTGCCTTCGGCGAGCGTGCCCCTCCCGGTACCTGCAGACCACCCCACCCCCTCGCCTGATACCTGCCATCGGCCACGCAATCCGATCACACCCCTACAGATCAACGACTTAGGCGAATCCGGTGGGTTTGGGGGTGTGTCAAGCCTGCCCTGGGATAGCACAGATGCTGCACCGCGCGAGGGTGCGTGAAGGGCAGGGCGAGGGCACACACACGCGCGTTGCCAGGGACATGACAGCACGCCAGCGACAGACGCAAGACACCTCCGCCGCGTCTCTGTCTCATTCATCCCTTGCATGGATTTGTCTGCTCGATTACTTGTTTGCATCAATTCCAGCCTCTCCGCGCCGCATTTGATGCAAACATCAAATACCCTTGCGCGATGCAAGACTATTGCATACTCCGCGTGAGTGTGTTCTAATTGATGCTTACATTAAATAAACGCGGTAACTGACATGGCTTCCCTCAAGACCCACACCATCCCAAACTCCGTCACGGTGCAAACCGTCCTCGCTGCTGGCCAGCATGCGCACGCTGTCTGCATCGTGCGCCGCGATGGCGAGCAACTCGCCTACTACCTGCCCGAATGGACCAACGGCCGTATCCCATCCATGGCAGAGGTGCAGCGCGATGCACGCTGGAATCTGGCGAAGTAAGGCACGCGCCATGTTTCAACTTATCAACAGCAAGACTGGCGCTGTCGTCGGCACCTACCTGACCCGACAGCGCGCACGGCTCGCACGTGACCAACGCGACAACGCTTGGGGCGCCTATGTGCATCGCATCGTTGACCTGTCGCAAGCACCCATCCTCTGACCACTCCAGCGACATCAACGAGCAACACATCATGGACATCCACACCTACAGCGCGCACGGCGCGCATTTCGTCACCCTCCAAGACGGCGCACGCGATACGACCATTCTGCGGCGTGACGCCAGCGAAGCCATTGCCGCCACGCTGGAGCGCTACCTGCGCGACGAACGCCACACCCTGCGCGCTGTGCAATCGCGCATCGACTTCTACACGCAGGCGCGCGCCTTGGTCCGTTGACAAGCCTTGCCTGTAGCGCATGCCTCGCGTGCGTTATGGGCAGTGCTTGGACGCTGCACCCCCAAAACATCATTGAGAGCAAACACCATGGCAACCTACAACGGGCATAAGAACTGGAATCACTGGAACGTGAGTCTTTGGCTGAACAACGACGAAGGGTTGTATCGCACGGCGCGCGACTATGCGATTTTCTGCCGCAATGGACGCGGCGGATTAACTGCCGCAGCACAAGGGATGCTCAACTTTCTTCGCGACGAGATGAGCGCAACGCATACCCCCGACGGTGCACCCTACAGCGCAACGACGGTGCGCGCGGCCATGGTAGGGATGTAAGAACATGGAACTTGATGTCACTGATCTGTTCTTTCAGATTGAACCCGCTGACCTGTCAGCCTCGCGCGCGGAACTCGGCGACCATGCAGGCGCGCTCACCTGGAACGCATCGATGCTGGCAGGTGCGCAGTTTGTGCCCTTGAAGGATGGCGATGCCCTGGACGCCTTCCGCACTTTCGTGCGCGCTTCCGGTGGCTGGGACGACAGCGAAATACACACCATGTCAGCCGACGAATTGCAGGCCATGTGCGTGCAATGGATTGCCGGCGACATCCGCGAATCCGATGCCCTCGAACGTTTCCCGCCCGACTGGAGCGCCTATCAAGCAGAGTGTGAACGCGGCAACGTCGCCGGGCGCTTGTTCGAGGGCATCGACGGGCGCATCTATTTCTACATTGGCGACTGAAAAAGCTACACAGTTTGTGTATTTGATGTTAACATCAATCCCATGATGAAAACCTACCTCACCCAGCAAGTCGGCACGCTCACCATCGTTTACTACGTGTGCCCGAACCTGGGCCGCTGCCACATCGCCTATTACCAGAACTGAAAGATTCCATGCCCGACAACATCGCAGACTTGACCCTTGAGCGGATTGACAAAATCCTGATCGAACTGGGCGCGATCCGCGCCAAGCAGACACAGCATGACGAAGTGATGGTGAGCCTTTCGCGCAGTGTGTTGAGCCTCAATGAAAACCTGAGCGCACTGCGCCAGATCAACACCACCATCGCACAGCTTTACCCGATGCTGGCCGAACGCAATGACCGTGCCGACACGCGCTACGAAGAACTGGAAAAGCGTATCAGTGCGCTGGAGTCGCAACCGAATCATTGAGAGTCTTTCCACCCTGCGCCGCTGGCGTCGACGCAGCAGGAAACACTTCTCACCATCATCAACGAGCCACCCTATGAACCTGAGCAACCTGACCTTTGCCGATGCCGAACGATTCGCCTACATCAACGGGCAACCCTTCCCCCAATGCGTGCATGACGCAACCGATGAACTCGAAGGGGCCAAAGCCTTCGCAGACATTGCATTGGACACGAAAGGCATCGACACGCCGCAAGACCTCGAAGCCCAACTGTGCGAACTGCACCATCTTCGCGGCGCATTGCCCGATGGCGTCAGCGATGCCAATGAACTGCGCCGCTATGTCAGCGAACAGGAAGCGATTGCCAACGAGCGCGATGAACTTTTGAGCGCATTGGAAACCCTGCAACAAGGCGCCCAAACACTCGCACTCAAGGCGCGCAAACAGCGCATCTCTGGCGCCCATCTTCAAGGCCTGTACGAATGGATTTACTACGCTGCAAACGAGCGCCAATCCATCGACCCAAACCAATTCAACAACGACCTTGGCATCAACGAGTAAACACCCCATGACCGAAGAAGTGAACCACGCGCGCGAACAGGCGCAAGCCCAACTTGATTCCATCCGCACGTTGGTCGCCGCCCTGGACGTTGACTATGACCGCCTGTCCGAACTGCGTGAAGACCGCACGAACCATGTGCACAGCATCGAGGGTCCGCCAGAAATGGACACGCCCGCACAATGGGCCATCGACAACCCCGATGACGCAGCCGAACTCGCCGCGCTCGAAGCGACGGCGGGCGACTGCGAGACGCAGGACGATGCGCGCCAGCACATCCACGAAGACCCGTTGAGCGTGCAAGTGCGCAGCACCTGGACCAACGTCGGCGACAAGATGGAGGCGAGCGAGTTTGAAATTCTGCTCTGCACGGGTGGGCCGGCTGTCCGCATCATCGGCGAGCTGGACCGCTACAACGAGCCTGCGCGCGCCTGGATCGAATACCAGGACTGGGGCACCCCATGGACCGAATTCTTTGGCGACCATGACCGCGATGCGCTGCTGGCCTATGCCCGCACCTTCTACTTCGGCTAATGACCATGCCCACCCGCTTCTCAAGAAACGCGCTGGCGTCGATCCTGGGCCTTGCCTGCAGCCTTGCCGGCGCGGGTGGCGCGGGCGTGCTGCCGTTTGCGGAAAACGAACTGTTGCACGACGTGGTACGCGAATACCCCTCGATCACCTTTCACACCATGCCACCCGCACAAGTGCACCAACTCTGCACCTGGATGGGCGAACAAGCCGCGACCACGTTTCACTCGCTCGCCGATGGCTGGAGCGCAAAAGACATCGATGCGGCAACCAACCGCGAAGTAGTCGCTGGCACGCTCAAGGCGGGCGATGCGCGTTTGCGTCAATCGGTGCTGACCTACGCGCAACGCATGCTGCCCGCCAAACGTCCCGATGGTTTCAATTTATTGAAAGCAGAAAATGATCTTTTGGCGCATACCACGCTGGTGTGTCGGCTCGAACTGGAACGCTGAAACCCGCATCAAGGCTCACGATCCCGCTTGCGATGGTGTGCATTTCCATCAATAATTATTGCTTACATCAATTCATGACATCAATGCGCAATGATCCTCACAACGAGCGCGCTGCCGCCCCCGCTCAGACCCCCGGCCACCCTGAGCCAAGCGCTCCGCAATCGTCGGCGCCACGCGCCGTTCATTCCCTGTCGCTCGCGCCCCCTTGGCAGGCGAGTGCGCCCATGCGCAAGGACTGACATGTCCAACGTCCATTGCAAGCAATGCAACCGGCCATTGACCATCGTGCCGCGCCAAGTGCGTATCTGCACCGAATGCCACCACCGTCTCGAAGCGCTCGCGCAACTGGCCGAGATGACCGACCCCGATGAACGCCTGATCGTTGCCAACTACGCGCGCCAACTGCGCGAGGCCGCGATGGCCAAGGGGGGCCAGTTCGATGGCTCGACGCTGCGCGTGCTGCACCCGGTGCGCGAACCCGCCTATGCGCCCGCACCGGGCCAAACGGCCGCGCTGGCGCGCATCCGCAAGCCCCCCAAGGCGAAGGCTCCCAAAGCCCCGAAAACGCCGCCAGCGCCGCGCAAGACCGTGCGCCAAATGAAAGCCGAAGCCCCCAAGCGCCCGCGCGGGCGTCCGGTGGTGCCGCAAGGGCGCATGCTGACGCTCGCCTTTCGCGTGCCCCATGAGACGCGCTTGAAGTTTGAAGCGCTCGGCGGGCGTGACTGGTTCATCCTCGCGGTGGCGCGCGCCGCACTCCCGATGCCCAAGGAAGAACCCGAAGCCAACCAGCACGCCGCGTGATCCGCTCACACAAATTGCGGGTACGTCAGCTTTTCGATTTATTGTGATTTGATGCCAGTGACATGGCGTGTTTGCATTTAATACCGCCACGATATTAGAATCCGCTCCGACGCCCGCGAATACGCATATAGCGACGATCCATGCGGAGGGCGAGGCGCCCCCGGGTAGATCGCCCCCTCGAAGCGCTCCAGAAGCCACCCCACAAGGGTGGCTTTTTTGTTGGCATCAACCTACCCCCGGCGCTGGTTTCTCCGCCTCCCTGCACTCTTTCCCGCGCCGATTCACCGCCCGCACGTCTTCACGCCGTGCGGGCTTTTTTTATGCCGCGCGAATTCTCACGAACCTACCAGCCAAAGAACAAGCCTGTCCCCGGTGCGCCGCGCAGTCGCGCCAAGGTCGCCAATGAATTCCGCGATGTCATTCGGCGCCTGCTCGAAAACAACATCCCCAACGTCGAGCGCTGGCTGCACGAAGTCGCCGAAGGCTGCGCCAGGAAGGGCTTAGCCGCCGACCCGAAGGCGGCGCTCGACATCATCGGGAAACTGGCCGAGTACGCCGCGCCCAAGTATTCGCGCATCGATGTGAACCCGCACGACCCGACCAAGGGGCCTCCGGTGACGCAGATCGCGCTCACCTTCGTGGACGGTCGCGCCCCGTCAGCGCCCGCACTCACGCCCGCGCTGGAAGCCCCCAGCCGCGTGAAGCTCGAAGCCCTCCCCACCGCGGGCCCAACCCAACCTGGAGCGCGCAAGCGTGTCCGCCGTTCTGACGCCAAGTCCGAATAAGCCGGCTGAACTGGCATTCCCCGGTTGGGCACGCCCGCTGTTCGTGCGCAAGGGGCGCTACAAGGTGCTGCACGGTGGGCGCGGTTCGGGCAAGTCCTGGGCGGTGGCGCGCGCGTTGCTGGTGATCGCGGCCGAGCGCTGCGTGCGCGTCCTGTGTGCACGCGAAATCCAGCGCTCGATTCGCGAATCCGTGCATCGTTTGCTCTGCGACCAGATCGAAGCGATGGGCCTGGGCGCGGGCTTCGTCATCACCGAACTGGAAATTCGCCACCGCACCACCGGCAGCATGTTCGTGTTCTCCGGGCTGGCACAGCACACGGTGGACTCGATCAAAAGCTATGAAGGCATCGACCTCTGCTGGATTGAGGAAAGCCACTTGGTGTCGGCACGCTCCTGGGATGTGTTGACGCCCACCATCCGTAAAAAAGGCTCGCAAATCTGGTTGACCCTGAACCCAGACCTGGACACCGACGACACCTACCAGCGTTTCGTCGAACATCCGCCCGCCGACGCCTGGGTGCACTACTGCAACTGGGACCAGAACCAGTGGTTCAGCGAAGAACTGGAACAAGAAAGGCAAGCCACCTTGCGCCGCGATCCGGTGGCCTACGAGAACATCTGGGAAGGCAAGCCCAAGCGCGTGGCCGAAGGCGCGATCTACCGCTACGAGATGACCAAGGTCTACGAGGAACACCGCGTGCGCCCGGTGCCCTACGACCCGCTGCTGAAAGTCCATACCGTATGGGACCTGGGCTATGCCGACTCGATGGCGATTGGCTTCTGGCAGCGCCAGGGCGGCGAGGTGCGCTGCATCGATTACATCGAAGACACCTATCGCACGCTGGACTGGTATGTGGCGCAGATCGAAGTGCGCAAATGGCGCTGGGGCAGCGACTTCATCCCGCACGACGGGCGCGCCCGCGACTTCAAGACCGGCAAGTCGACCGAAGAACACTTGGCCACCATGGGGCGCAACCCGGTGGTCCTGCCGATGGGCAGCGTGGAGGAAGGCATCAAGAGTGCGCGGCTCATGTTCCCGCGTGTCTGGTTCGATGAGGTGAAGGCCGCTCCGTTGCTCGAACACTTGAAACGCTACCAACGCGTCATTGGGCTGGTCACCAACGAGCCCGGCGCACCGCTGCACGATGCCCACAGCCATGGCGCCGACATGCTGCGCTACGCAGCCATGGCCGTGGAGTTGATGGGCAATGTCGACCGGGCCGAACCCATCGTCTACCGCAAACGCTACGTCGCCTGAAAGGATTCTGACCATGGCCACCAAGTACACCAAGCCCGCGCCCGCGCCGATGGCGGTGGGCGACACGATTGCCCTCACGGCCTTCACCGCCGCCAATCCGACCGTGGCCACCTGTGACGGCGCCGATGCCGCCAAGGTGATCCTGGGCGAGACGTTGACACTCTCAGGCATTGCCGCACCCAACGACGCGCTGAACGGCCAGTCGGGCGTCGTCAACAACATCAGCGGCAACGACTTCACGCTGGACGGCCTGGACCTCTCGGCCATCGACACCACCGGCATGACGGCCACCGGCACGGTGTCGGCCGACCCCCCCGCACCGCCTCCGCCACCCCCACCGCCTCCGCCACCCCCACCGATTCCCGACCATCAGATGTCCAGCATGAGCCCCGGCATCGGGCCGCTGGTCTACCCCAGCCCCGGCGTCGGTGGGGTGCCGGTCGCGCCCAACCCCGATGACACCGCCCCGGGCACCTGGGTGGGCGGGCCGACCACGGTGCCGAACCCGGCTGCACCGTTGGGCGCCGCATTGCCCGCGTCGCTGCAGAATCCGCCCACCCTACCGAGCATGCCGCCCGAATGGGCCGAGGCGATGGCCAACGCGCCAGCCGACATCGCCGCGCGTGCCGCGCGCACCACCGTCGTGGGCGCGGCCGGCCCTGATGCGCAAGGCCCGCTCACCACGTTCGCGCCGGACCCCGACTACGCCACCGATGCCTCGACCACCACGACGAATGCCGCGCACCAGGAATCGGCCGGCACGACATCACCCCAAGGAGCCTGAACCATGGCCGGTCTACCCCACATCTACCCGAGCCCCGGCGACGGCATCGAAGAACTGCCGGCGCCCGCAAGCGACACGGCGCCGGGCACCTACATCGACGGGCCGGCCGTGCCGATTGCCACCGATCCGGCCACGGGCGAGCCCGTGCCGTTCGGCACGACGCTGGCGCCGGACGGCACCGTAACGCCGCCCGCCGCCTGAGACTGCCATGGCCGACATGTCCGAAGACGATCTGCTGAACTACCTGCAACGCCTCGAACAAGACTCGGCCTCGTTCGCCAATTCGGTGCTGGGCGCGGAACGCGCAACGGCGCTGGCCGAGTACTTCCGCGAGCCCTACGGCACCGAGGAAGAGGGCTGGTCGATGGTGGTCACGAGTGACGTGCAAGACACCGTGGAGTGGATACTGCCGGACCTGCTGGACATCTTCACCTCGACCGACGAAGCGGTGCAGTTCGACCCGCAAGGCGCCGAAGACGTGGCCGGCGCGCAGCAAGCCACCGATACCTGCAACTACATCTTCTATCGCCAGAACAACGGGTTCGTGACGCTCTACACGGCGTTCAAGGATGCGCTTCTCTCGAAGAACTGTGCCGTGATGTGGCGCAAGGTCACCGAGCGCGTGAAGACCATCATTCCGGTGCGCAACGCCACCCCCGAGATGCTGACGCTCGCGCTGCACGAAGCGGGCGACGACGCGGAAATTGAATCCGCCGAACTGGCGCCGCCCCCGCAACCATCCCCGTCCCCGCAAATTGCAAGGCCCGCGCTGCCGGCCCCCTCTGGTGGTGGCCCCGCGATGCCACCCGGTGCCCCTTCGGGTGGCCCTCCCGGCCCCAACGGCGCGCGTGGCTTTGCCCCCAACATGGCCCCCGGTGGCGTTCAACCTATGGGTGGGCTACCACCCCAAGGGCCACCCCCCGGCGCAATGCCTGGAGGCCCGCCCATGGCGCGGCAGGGGCCACCACCGATGCAGGGTGCAGGCATGCCACCCGGTGGCCCACCGATGGCGCGCTCGCCAGTAGCGCAAGGCATCGCTGTCTCACCGCCGCAAGGCATGCCGCCGATGGATGGCCCGCCGATGGGCATGCCCGCGCCGATGATGCCGACGGCGCCGCCCGAGCCGCCGCCGATCCTGTTCAACGCGCGCATTGCGAAATACACGCAAAAGACCACCATCCGCGTGGAAGCGTTCTCGCCCGATGACCTGTTGATCCAGCGTGACTGGACCAGCCCGTTGCTGGACGACTGCGCTTATGTCGCGCGCGAGATGGAAGTGACACTCTCCGACCTGCAGCAAATGGGCTTCGACGATGTGGACGCGGGCGAACTCGCGGCCAGCGACGATGCCGCGACGATGGGGGATGCGGCCTACTACAGCCGGCGCCGGGGCGTGGACCTGTCCAACGCCAACGCGCTGGTGGACGCCGACGAGGAAAGCCAGACGCGCGGGTGGCTGCGCATCGAATACGTGCTGGTGGACTTTGACGGCGACGGCATCAGTGAGCGGCGCGAAGTGATGCGCTTGAAAGACCGCATCCTGTCCAACGAGGAAGCATGGCAAGTGCCCATCGCCACCGCTTCGCCCGTGCTGGTGCCGCACCGTTGGGATGGGCTGTCGATTGCCGAGATGGTGAGTGACATCCAACAGGTGAAGACCGAGTTGACGCGCCAGATATTGAACAACGCCTACTTGGCCAACAACCCGCGCAAGAAGGTGCTGACCGATGTCAACTGGAGCCCGCTCGCCAACATCGACGACCTGTTGGACGGGCGTCCCGGGGGCGTGTTGCGCCAACGCCAAGTCGACGCCATCACGGTGGACCAGACGCCGTGGATCGGCGGCAACATGTTCCCGCTGCTGGAGTACATCGACAACATGCGCGAACAGCGCACGGGCGCGTCGCGCCAACAGCAGGGCCTGGACCCGAACGCGCTGCGCCCGGACCGCACCGCCACCGAAATCCAGATGACCGCCACCGCTGCGCGCCAGCGCATCCGGCTCATCGCGCGCATCTTGGCCGAATGCCTGATGAAGCCGATCTTTGCCGGCCTCTTGAAGTTGCTCACCGACGGCAACCAGATGCAGCCCATCGCATTCCGGCTGCGTGGTGCGTTCGTGCAATACGACCCGAACGAATGGCGCGACCACTACGACATGACGATCAATGTCGGCCTGGGCACGGGCGACCGGCAGCAACAGGCCGCGATGCTGCAACAGATGCTGAACAACCAGATGATGTGCGCGCAGTCGCCCTATGGCCAGTTGCTCATCACGCCGCAGAACATCTACGCGACGCAGGCCAAGTTGACCGAGACGGCCGGTTTCAAGGACATCGACACCTACTGGACCAACCCACAGGGCCAGCCGCTGCCGAAAATGCCGCCACCGCCCGACCCGATGGTCCAGGTCGCGCAGATCAAGGCCCAAAGCGACGCACAGGCCACCCAGTTCAAGGCACAGGCCGACCAGCAAACGCAACAGTTGCGCGCCCAACACGACGCCCAACTCGCCGCGATGCAGGCCGACCACGATGCGCGCCTCGAAGGCTTGCGCATCACGGGCCAGAACGAGAACGCCAAGGCGCAGTTGGCACTGCAGGCCACCAACGACCAGCGCGACGCACAACGCGAAGCGATGAAGGCGAGCTACCAGCAACAAGCCGACGACCAGGACCGGCAGATGGAGATGTGGAAGGCCAACCTGGAAGCCGACACGAAGAAACAAATTGCCGCCATGCAGGCCCAGGTGCAGCAACAGATCGCGATCCTGAACGCGCAAACGCAGACCAAGACCGCCGAGGACCGCAACGCCGCCATGGCCAAGCGCCCCAAGCCTAACGGTGGCGGGGGCGCCGGAGCCGCGCCATGAAACGCGACGCGCCCGACTCGATCCAGGCCGCACGCGGCCAGCAAGCGCAAGCCGTGCTGGCCAACACGGCTTTCGTGGAAGCGATGGCGCAGATGCGAGGCGACGTGGTGGCCACATGGCGCGACTGCCCGATCCGTGACCTCGAAGGCCAGCGCCTCCTTTTGCAACTGGCCAAGCTCACCGAAAAGTTCGAGGTCCTGTTGGTGGGCTACATCGAAAACGGCAAGCTGGCCGAGCACCGCATTGCGCTGGACGAAGCGCGCAACGAGTCGGGTGTTCGGAAGGTCTTGCGCAAGGTGATTTAACGAGCGCGCATCCGCTCGACCGGGCTCCGCCGTGAGGCGTCCCCTGACCGGCCCTGATGCTTTCAAGGGCCGGCCCTGACGAAAGGAAGTGGGTCATGCCTGACGGACAAGCCGACAACTCGGCACCCGAAACACTGGATGACTTGGCTGCATTTCTGGTGGACAACCCCATCGAAGGTGAGGGGGAACCATCGCGCAAGCAAAGAGATGCCGCCACGGACAAGGGCACCGCCAAGCCCGCATCGAAGACCACCGCCAGCGATGACGACACGGCCGAAGACGATGCCCAAAGCGCACCCGGCGCGAACGACACCGAAGACGACACCGACGAAGCCGAGCCCGAAAAAAAGCCCAAGCAGGCCGAGCCCGAGGACGACGATGACGACGCGGAAGATGACGACGAGAACCGGACAAGCGAGAAGACGTACCGCGTCACCGTCAAAGGTGAAGACGGGCAGGATGAACAGCACACGGTCACGCTCGACGAGTTGACCAAGGGCTACATGCGCCAAGCGGACTACTCCCGCAAGACCGCCGCTGGCGAAACCTCGCGCCAGGACTTCGCCCAACGCGGCATCGCCGCGCTCGAAACCCAGCGCCAGCGCCACGCCGAAGCGCTTCAAGTCAACATCCGCGCGATCCAACAGATCGCGGGTCTGCGCACGGCCGAGGAAATGCAATATCTGGCCAACACCGACCCGGCCCTCTACACGCAGGAAGCCGCTCGCCAGCACGTGATCCTGGGGGTGCTCAATCAGACGCACCAGCAGATCAGTGCCGAGCGCGCGGAAAGCCAGCGCCAGTTGAAGGCGTTGGCCGACCAGGAGATGGCCCATGCGTGGGGCGTCTTGGGCCAGAAGGGCATCGACAAGCCCAAGCTGCGCGCGATCTTCGATGCCACCGCAAAAAACTACGGCTTCACCGAAGACGACTTCGCGGGCGTGACGAACCCCAAGCTGGTGCTGTTGATGCAGGACGCCAAAGCCTACCGCGACCTCAAGGTGAAAACCGCGAGCGTCACGAAACAGGCCCAAGCCGCCCCGCCGCTGCCCAAACAACGTCAGGCCGCACCGAAGAACGAGCGCCTGTCCAAGCAACTGGACGCTCGCTTCAACGGGGGTCGCGCCAAGATGGACGACCTCGCGGCCTACCTTTCGCTGCACAAGTTCTGAAAGGAATCGCCGCCATGACACAACCGGCCAACCTTTACGACCGCTACGACATCAACCCGAGCGTGCGTGAAGACCTGATCGACAAGATTTTTCGCGTGACCCCGGAGAAGACGCCCATCACATCGGCGTTCGGCAAGGGCACTGCGACCAACACCTACCACGAGTGGCAACGCGACAACCTCGCCACGCCCAACAAGGACAACGCCATGATCGATGGCGATGACTTTGCCGCGCAAGCGATCACGCCCACCGAACGCATCGGCAACTACTGCCAGATTTTCTCGAAGCGGCCCGCCGTCTCCCGGCGCGCCAACATCGTGAAGAAGGCGGGCCAGGGCAATGCCATGGCCTACCAGAAGGCCAAGATGCTGATCGAGATGCGCCGCGACATGGAGGCCATGACGCTCTCGGAGAACCCGGCCGTGGCCGGCAACTCGACCACGCCGAGCAAATCCTCGGCGCTGGGCTCGATGGTCTACACCAATGTGTCTTCGGGTGTCGGTGGCTCCACGCCCGCGCACATCAGTGGTGCGCAACTGGTGGGGCCCACGGCTGGCACCCCGAGAGCCTTCACCGAACAGTTGTTGAAGGATGTGGTGGGCATGGTCTACACGAACTCCAGCGACATGCCGGAAATCGCGGTCATGAGCCCGCACCACAAGACGCTGTTCTCGGCCTTCACCGGCATCGCGCAAACGCGCTACGAAGTGAAGGACGCGAAGCAGACCCACATCATCGGCGGTGCGGATGTCTACATGTCCGACTTCGGTGAGTTGACCATCATGCCGCACTACATCATGGCCGGTGCCACGGACGTGTTTCTCATCAACACCGAGTACGCCGAACTCGCATTCCTGGACGGCTTTCGCTCCGAGGAAATGGGCAAGACCGGCGACAGCGACAAGGTGATGATTACGGCAGATGCGTGTCTGCGCGTGGACACCGAAAAGGCGTTCGGCAAGATCGCCGACCTGACACCCTGAGCGCAACCTTGGCCCCACTTCGGTGGGGCCTTTTCTTGCGAGGGTTTCACATATGCCCATTTCCGAATTCTGCGCATGTGGTGCGAAGCGCCGCCCCGGCCAGAGGACATGCCGTGCTTGCCACGCGCGCTATCAAAGGGTGTGGACAAAGACCCACGAGGTTTCCGAGGAGCAGTGCCGCAAGGGCATCGCACGTTCGCACGCCAACGTCTACAAGCGGCGCGGCAAGCTCCTCCAACAACCTTGCGCCCGTTGCAACAACGCCGACAGCGAAATGCACCATGAGGACTACTCACAGCCTCTGAATATTAAATGGCTGTGCCGTGAGTGCCACTTGGCTTTGCACCGAGAGGACTTCACGTGAAACGACGCTACACACCGCTGACCCTGTAAAGGAACAGCCCATGCCAAAAGGCTATTCAGAGAACGTCTCGTTCATCCACGATGTGCAAGACGGCGTGGTGACGCGCCTGCACTTCGAGGGCGACACGCTGACCGCGCAAAAGACCTGGGATGCCGAGCCGCACCTGGAGCATGCGCGCGCCATGCGCGACGCACAGGACGGCCAGCGATGGGGCGAGGGCAAGTTCATCTGCCACATCCCGCCCACGGCACTCGCACAGATCATGGCGTTCCCCGGGCGTGCGGAACGCCACAAGGCGATGTGGCGCTGGCTGCGTGAGAACCCGCTGTTCGTGGGCTACACGCGCGCACTGCGCACCGCGAAAGGCCGCGCATGACGATCCAGACCTACCAGGACCTGCAGGCTTCGGTGGCGCAATGGCTCAACCGCACCGACCTCGCTGCGGTCATTCCCGACTTCATCACGATTGCCGAAAGCCGCATGGCGATGGTGTTGCGCACGCGCCAGATGGTCAAGCCCGTCACGCTCACGCAACTCGCGGGCACCGCTTCCGTCGCGCTCCCCACCGACTGGCTCGAATGGGATGCGCTCTACATGAGCGGCAACGACGAAGCGCTGGAGTACGTCACCTATCGCCAGTGGAGCGATGACCTGGACACCAACAACTACTCGACCAACATCGCCACCTACACGATGGATGGGAGTCTGCTTTACACCGTGGGCGCGATTCCCACCGGCCAGCCCACAGTGACGCTCAACGCCACCTACTACGCGCGCATGGTGCCGGTGGCCACGGCCAGCACGTCAAGCGACTTGTGGCTGTTGACCTCGCACCCCGAAACCTATCTGTACGGCGCACTCGTTTCCGGTTGGCAGTACTTGCTGGACGAGCAACGCGCAGCGGCCAACGGGGGCTTGTTCGATGCAGCCGTGCAAACGCTCAACGCCAAGAATGCCAAAGCCCTGCATTCCGGCTCGATGTGGAGGCAACGCCCGCGATGACACCGCTCAAAGGGTGGCTGCCGGATGCCGACCCGACCACACCCGGCCTCTTCACCGACTGCCAGCACGTCATTTCCAGCGTCGCGGGTTATGCCGGGGCGCCCGCGCCCATCGCCGCAGCCGTCGCCAGCCTGGGGACCGATGCGCGCGGTGCCATCGTGGCCACCGACCTGAACGGCAACCGCTCGATCTATGCCGGCACGCAAACCGCGTTGAACCTGCTGGCCTCGGGCGCCTGGAGCAACGTCAGCAAGGCCGCTTATGTGGGGTCAAGTGAAAGCCGCTGGTCCTTTGCCCAGTTCGGCAACACCACGCTGGCCAGCAACTTGGCCGACCCGATGCAGGAATTCAAGCAAGGTGCCAGCAAGTTTGCCGACGTGCCCACGGCGCCGAAGGCCAAGCTGATCGTCACAGCCAACAACAACTTCGTGCTGGCCTTCTACACCAACGAGGCGACCTACGGCGTGTCGCCGGACCGCTGGTGGTGCTGCGCGCAAAACAACCAGGACGACTGGGCGCCCAACGTTTCCACCAGCGCCAACACCGGGCGGCTGATCGCCAACCAGGGCCCCATCACAGCCGCTGGCACGCTGGGGGACTATGTGGTCGCCTACAAGAATCAGGCGATTTTCCTGGGCTCGTTTGTCGGAAGCCCGGTGGTCTGGCAATGGAACATGATTCCCGGGGGCACGGCCGGCTGCATCGGCCAGGACGCGTGGTGCAACATCGGCGGCGCGCACTTCGTGGTCGGCCCCGACATGATGTGGACCTTCGATGGCACGCGCCCGCAGTATGTGGGCGTGGGCGAGACGCGCGACTGGTTCTACCAGAACTCGAACCCCGCTTGGCGCTATCGCACGCAAGCCATCTACGACAAGATTCACAAGCTGGTGCGCGTGGCCTACCCCTCGACGCAGAGCACGGGCGCGCTCGACGCCACCCTCACCTACAACATCGCCACCAAGATGTGGAGCCGCGACGACCTGAACATCGCCACATTCCTGAACTTCGTGCAACCGGGCACGACGATTGATGGCCTGAACACTTACGCGGCCACCATCAATGCGCTGCCCAACGTGCCGGTGGACTCGCCGTTCTGGAGCGCGGGCGGCGAAGCGGCCAGCTACTTCGACAAGACCGGCAAGCTCTGGAACCTGAACGGCGTCACAGGCGCCAGCTACGTCATGACCGGCGATGTCGGAGACGACGATGGCGTCTCGATGATCGACCGTGTGCGGGTGCGTTATTCGCTCTGGCCGGCCACAGCGGTGTGCAGTGGCTTCTACAAGATGAGCGAGGGTGCCGCACTCGTGCCGGGGCCGGTCAACGCGCTGAACGACGGCAAGTTCGACATCCGCCAGAGCGCGCGCTTTCACCGGTTTCGCATCGACATGACCGGCGCCCACATCGAAACCGCTTACGACGCCCAGCCGCGTCCGGCAGGCCGGCGATGACGAACCCGATCAAGCTGGAAACCAATCCGGTCTTGCCGCTCGATGTCGCCAACCTGAACACCACGCTGGCGCGGATTTTCCGCACGCTCGCTTCCATCGTGAACCCCATCGTGGACTGGACGGCGAGTTTCGTAGGCGTGACCGTCACCCAGCCCAACCTCCCCACCGATGGCTCGACCTATCTGACGGTCAAGCCGGTCCCCTACACCGGCATGGCCGTGTTGGCGTTGGACAGCGCGCTCGGCACCAGTGGCGGTGACTACATCAACGCCAGCAAGAACAACGTGATGCGCTGGCGGATGGTCATGGGTGACAAGACGGCCGAAACCGGCGGCAACGCCGGCAGCAATTTCATACTTTACCGATTCAACGATGCCGGTGCGGTGCTGCCCTCGACGCTGACGATCAACCGTGCTTCTGGAGCCATCAATTTTGGCAGTGGCGTAAGCATCACGCCCGCACCCGGCAACAACGCAACCCTTACCCTCAACGCACCGGCCAGCGGCTATGCCTGCGACATCGTGGGCAGTGTCGCCAGCAAAACCCGTTGGCTGATGCGCTTGGGCAATGCCTCAGCCGAAACCGGCAGCAACGCCGGCAGCGACTTTGAAATTTACAGCTACGACGACAGTGGCGTGATGCTCACCAGCGTATTCAGCATCCTGCGTGCCAATGGCGCCGTGCAGGCAAAGGGTATCGGCGGTTTGACCGTCAGCAACCAAGTCGCCGCTGCCAGCGGCATGGGGTTTCGCTATGACGGTGCGAATGCAAATTTTCTCGCCATGGGGACGGGACTCGCAACCACTACTTGGAGTTGGCAGTGGAACCGCAGCAACGGGATGCTGACTTGGCTGGGGTCAGCATCGCAATCTTTATTTTCTGTGGATGGTGCAGGCAATGCCAACGCAGCGACCAGCTTCAACACCAGCAATGTCAGCGCCACTGGGCGCGTGACAGCGGGTGGTAGCGAGCCAGCGGCACTCAATGCATCGAACGGTGGCGTCCAGGTTCAAGCCCCCTATGGCATGAATGTCAACAGCTACACCGGCAGCAATCCGTATACGTGCGCCATCACGAATGCCAATCCGAATTGGAATCCTTGCTACATGCAAGCGTTGCATTACCCCGGTGTGTGGGCTGGGCACCGATTCAATATCGGTGGTGCCACCTTCGATTTCAACAACTCCGGCCAAGTCAGTTGCAATGGCGTGGTGCTGACCAGCGATGCGCGCACCAAGACGAACCTGCAACCCATCGCGGATGCCGCCGCGATGTTCGCCAACTGTCAAGCTTTCGAGTACGACCGCGTGGCGCTTGAAAACCTCGACGGCACCCCCGTGCATGAGGTGGGGCTGATCGCGCAGGACATTCAACAGGGCATGCCCATGGCGGTATTGCAATACGCCCCGATGCCCGATGACCCCGAACCACTGCGCCGCCTCGACCTCGGAGCGATGAATGCCCTGAGTGCGCAGGCCATTGGCGAATTGCTTGCCAGAGTCATGGCACTTGAAACCGAAGTGAGCCAACTGAGAGCCGCTTAAAGCCCAACGACATGCGCGTGATGCGCACTTGAAGGAGCCCCACATGGCAGACCTCACCGCCGCGCAAACGGCCAACTTGGGCATGGGCGCGAACCCATTCCTGGGGCAGAGCAACCCCTACCTGCAGTCGCAGATCGACAACGCCAGCCAGGATGTCGTCAACAACTACAACCTGACGACGCAGCCGGCCTTCAATGCTCAGATGGTCAACAGCGGCAGCTTCGGCAACGAAGGCGTCTCGCAGATGAACGCCCAAGCACAGAACATGTTGCAAAAGAACCTGGGCCAATTGAGCAACCAGTTTCGCTCGCAGGACTACTCCAACCAGATGAATGAGTACAACTGGCAGCAGCAGCAGTTGCAGCAACAGGGGCAGTACAACACCACGCAGGCCGAGAACCAGCGCCAGTTCAACCTGGGCTTCGGGCGGCAGACTTTCAACGATGCCTACTCGCAGAACATGAACAACCTGACAACCGGCATCGGCCTGTTGGGCACCTTGGGCACCTACAACGCCAACGACCTCACCAACGCCAACGCACAGCAGAACGCACCGCTCAACTACTGGTCGCAGTTCTCCAACGCCGCCAACAGCATGGGCCAAGGCTATGGCACCGACACCAGCGTGAAGGGCACCACCAGCAACCCGTTCGCCGCCATGCTGGGCGGCGCGCAACTGGGCAACTCGGCCTACAACTGGTGGAACCAGCAACAAAACCAGGGTGTGCCGGCGCCCGTGAGCAGCAGTCAGCAACAGACCATCGGGCAGTACTTTGACCCGACCTACACGGCAGGCGCGTGATGATCGAACTCGCACTGGACCCACTCGACCAAGGCCAAGCCATCGTGCCTTTCACGCACGGCGATTCGGTGGGCAAGAGCGGCGACGCGATCCAGGACGCGCGCGCACAACGCCCGCTCATGGACCCGACCAGCGTGCGCGCGCAACTCTATGCACTGCAGGAAGCCGCAGCGCACTTGCCCGAGGTGGAGATGCCGCTGCAACACGTGCACGCACCGGGGCTTTATGCACGCACCATCTTCATTCCGGCCGGCACCTTCGTGGTGGGCAAGATTCACAAGCACCGGCACCTGAACATCCTGTCGCAAGGCGAGGTCCACGTGCTCACCGAGTCCGGGGGCGTGGAGTATTTGCGCGGGCCACTCACCATGGTGTCGGACCCCGGCACCAAGCGCGCGTTGCTCGCGCTCACCGATGTGACCTGGACCACGATCCATCTTGTTCAAAGCACAGACCTTGAAGAAATCGAAAACGAGGTTATTGCAAAGACATACGACGAGTACGAGCAGTTCGTGCTTGCCGAACAGCAGCAAAGAATCGAGGTGCCATCATGACCTGGGCAGCCGTCGGAGCCGCAGCCGTGGGCGTCGTGGGGGGCGCCATTGCCAACAGCAACAAAGGCAGCACAACCGGAGGCGGTGCCGGTACCACCACCGACACCAAGACCCCGTGGGCCGCAGCGCAGCCCTGGATCATGAACAACATGGCGCAAGGCCAAGCCTTGCAACAGCAGTACGCGGCGCAGCCCTTCAATGCACAGCAGCAGCAAGCCTACGCCAACCAGTACGCGCAAAGCGACTACATGCGCAATCTGGTGCCGAGCCTCTTGACGCAGATGCAGGGCGAGCCGTTGGGCTATGACCCGACCAAGCCGAACACCAAAGCCTCGGCCTTCAACTGGGATGCCTTGCTCGGCACGGGTGGGGCCGGTGGCACTGCCACCGGCAGCATGACCGCCGCGCAACAGGCCCAAGACACCATCGACGCGGCCAACCGCAACAAGAAGCCGGCCAAGAGTGACTTCACGCAACAGGACGCCAACATCTCCGATCCGATGAGCCAGTACTGGAGCGTGCTGCGCATGAACGCCGATCCGACGCAGATTCAGTCGTCCACCGGCTTGACGCGCCCGAGCGGCATGAACGGCGGCTACGGCTCGTTCAAGTACGGAGACGCCATGCCACAAGCGGGCACCCAAGCCTACAAGGACATGGCTGACTATTTCCAGTATGGCGGCAACGACCCGTTGAACTACTACGGCCGCGCACCGTCGCAATCCACGCCGTTTTCCGGCTACCAGAACCCCGCGAACCCCTACGCCAACCGGCTGGGCTACATGGGCGGCAACAGCGGCGCCAGCGTCAGCGGCTCGCCCGCAGGGGATGGCAGCGGTGGCGGCAATGCGGGCGTGTTCTAGGAGACGGCCATGCCAAGTTTGCTCGACTTCTTGAACAACGACGACGCCCGGCTCGGCATCGGCTTGCTCGCTGCCGCCGGCCCGCAGACCGATCCGACCAAGACCGGCTTTGGCAATGCGTTGCAGTCGGCCATGGCCGAAGCGGATGCGCGCAAGCGCGCAGCACTGCAAAACCAGTACCTGCAGTCCCAGATCGCTGACACCAGCGCACAGGCCGATGCACGCCGGCAAGAATTGGCATTGAAGGCACAAGAGCAGGCTTGGCGCATCGGCCTCACCGCACCCGGTAGCGGCGCGGCGCCGGGTGCCGCACCATCCGCCGATATGGGCGGGGGTGGCGGATTGCTGGCGCCTCCGTCCGCCCCCAGTGGGGGCCTGATGAGTTATGGCGGTCAACCCGTGCCCGGTGGCGCAGGCGGCATCACCTCGGCCCCCGTGGGCACCGCCACTGGCCCCTCTACACCGCAAGCCGCTGCCGCTGCGCAAGCCTTGGCGCCCGAGCAGAAATCGCGCCTGCAATTGATCCATGAGCGCACGGGCGCCGATCTGGACGCAATGATTATGGACACGGCTTTCAACCAAGCCAAAGGGTTGGGCGGCATCATCAAGGAAGCCACCGAGCCGAAGTGGCAACCCGGCCCCGGAGGCGTCAACCAGAAGCGTGTCTTCGATCCCCAAACACAGCAGTGGACACTCCAGGTGGACCCCGGTGGTGTCAACTTGTACGGTCAGGTGAAAGAAGCCGACAAGAAGCTCGACGTGCAGTATGGGCGCGAGGAATACCTGAAAGGTGGCTCGACCGTGCGCGGCCCCTTGCTGATGCCACCGCCCCTCTATGGTCCCGGGGGTGCTGCCAATGGCCCACCCATCACGCCCGCACGCACCATGGACGGGTCGACCGCCGCGCCAGCGGCGCCACCCGCTGTCGGTGGCGGTGCCGGCATGGGCGCACCGGGCGCCATGCAGAACCTGCCGCCACCCGTGGCCGGCGCCAAAGGCAACTTCGTGGGCGACCCCGCGCAGATCGCAGCGAGCATCGCCGGCCTCAACGACCCGCAAGAGCGTTCCAACGCGATGGCGGCGCTGTCTGAGCAGATCGGCCGCGAAGGCACCAACGTGAAGTACCTGCGTGGCAGCGCCGGCAGCGCATCCGCCGCATCGGCACCGGCCGCAACAACCGCTACAACCACGACACCGGCCAACCCCGAGCAGAACTTGGCACCGGGCGAGCGGTTGGTCAAAGTGTCACCGCAGCAAGCCGCGCAAGATGCGGCCGATGCCGCCTCGGTCGCGGCGCGTGCGGGCGACCAGCAAAAAATGCGCAGCAGCATCATGGCCGATGCCATGAACGCACCGCAACAGGTTGCGAAGTTCCAGCGCCTGGGCCAGTTGTACGGTGATTTTGATGGGGGCAAGTTGTCGCAAACCGGCTTCGACATCGCAAGCTCGGCGAATTCGCTCGGCATCAAGCTCGACAAGAACTTGCCCAACAAGGAAGCGGCCATCGCCATGAGCCGCGAGATGGCACTCCAACTGCGCAATCCGGCCGGCGGCGCGGGCATGCCGGGGTCACTCTCCAACAGCGACCGCGACTACTTGGCCACCATGACGCCGAACCTGGAGCAATCGGCCGCTGGCCGCGCGCAGATCATTCACGACCGCATCCTGTTGGAGCAGCGCAGCCAACAGGTCGCCACGATGGCGCGCGCATGGGAGAAGGCCAACAACAAGCCGATCAACGATGACTTTTACGGGCAACTGGCTGCGTGGTCGGAGAAGTACCCCTTGTATGGAAAGCGGGGTTCGTGATGGCCGAACTCTTTGACGAAAGCATTTTCAAGCCGCCCTCGACCGCCAGCGCCAACACCGAGAGCGGCGCACCGCTGTACGACAACACGGTCTTCACCGCGCCAAAGGACGTGCCCGACCTGGGCATCAAACCCAGCCGAAGCAATGGCGTGCTGGTCGACTCGGCCAACGCCTTGGGCACCGGCTTCAATCGCGGTCTGGTGAACCTCGCAGCCTCGATCCCCGACGCCGCTGTCAACATGCTCGACCTGGGCAAAGCAGCCATCGGCGCCCCTTACATCGCGGCAACGGGCAAGGCCCCACCTTCATGGCTCGACCTCACCGATCGCACGAAGATTCCGGGCACCAGCGACTGGCTCATGGACCGTGCGCGGCAAACCGACATAGGGCGCAAGTTGCTCGACGCCTCGAACCCCGACTATGAGGGCGGCTACCTGCAGAACAGCGGCAGCGCGCTCTCTGGCCTGATTCCGCTCGGTGCCAAGGGCTTGCCCGCCTCCGGCACGGCACTCACCGGCCACGCGCTCTCGAACCTGTTCAGTGGCAATGTGGGCAAAGCTGTAGGGGACGCCACAGGCAATCCGGCCTACGCCATCGCAGCGGGCCTGTCGCCCTCGCTTGTTGCGAAGCCGGCCGTGCAGGAACTGTTCGCACGCAGTGTGCGCGGCGACGAAGCGGGCCGGCAAGCCATGGTGCAGCGCGTCTCCGACCTGAATGCAGCCGGCGTCGCCAACCCATCGCTCGGCCTTGCCACCGGCACGCCATGGGTGGGGGGTGCGGAGAACTTGTTGACAAACACCCTGGGCGCACAGAGCGTGATGATGCAAAACCGCGATGCCGCCAATGCTGGCATGCAGGCCAAGGCGCGGGCGACGGCGTTGCTCGCGGCCAATGGCCGGCCCACCGCCAACTTCCAGGTCGGCGAGAACATTCAGAAGGACTTTGGCGACTGGCGCGATCAGTTCAAAGCGAACTTGGGCGGGCGCGCTTATCGCGCCGTCGATGCAGCCATTCCACCCGACACGCCGGCCGACTTGAAACTCACGCTGCAAAAGCTCGGCGACCTCAATGCGCCGATTCCGGGCTTGCCGCTCACGTCGCAAGTGTTCCAGAACCCGACACTCAAACGCATCGAAGGCAGTCTGACCAGCGACCTCACCAAGACCACGCCCGGCACACCACCCGGCCAGATGGTGACACCTCCGCCGTTGCTCGCAGGCAGCGGGCTCATGAACGCCCCGAACGCGCCCATCACAACCCCCGTGCCAGCCGGCTCGCCCACCAGCGTGACGGCTGACACTGCGCCGTTCCAAGGCGTGAAGAAACTGCGCACCTTCATCGGTGACAAGCTCGCCGAAAACCAGTTGACGACCGACATTCCGGCCAGCAAGCTCGCGCCAGCCTACGCCGCGCTGTCCGACGACATGCGCGCCACGGCGCAACGCCTGGACCAGCAACGCAGTGCTGGCGTCGCCGCAGGGCTCTTGCAGCCACAGCCAAGCGCCGAACGTGCGCTCGACGTGGCCAACCGCTACTACCGCACTGGCCGCACGCGCCTCGATGTGCTCGACCCCTTCACGTCCG